CTAACACGGTTTACTATCAAGTAATTAGTGCTAATGGCCAGGTACTTGAACAAGGTCCAGTAGTAACCTACAAAACTGCAGATGATAACAATGATACTTCTGTAGATTACCTTGCTCTAAGTGCATTTGCAAAGAACTCAGAATACATCGTTCCGGTATTAACTGAAAAGACAGAGAACATCAAATCTTGGAACAACTTCATCAAATGGTTAACTGATGATGTAGATGGGACAAGAAACCCAATTGATATTAAACTCAATGGTGCTGCTATCACTGCCGATGGAGTAAAATTGAATGGTACAATTGGTAGTGCCGGTAGTACTCCTACGGCAGACGAATGGATTGCTTCTCTGGAATTCGTTAAGGATTATGTAGATGTATATCAAATCTTCTGTTCACACATTGACCAACATCTTGAAGCATCCGCTGATGTACTTAAAGTACACAAGGCTGCAGTAGATATGGTTAAAGAACTGCAAGAATATACCTACTACATTGAAGTACCAAAATATACTACTCACTATACTCAGGGTGACCAACCAAGAGACTTGAAATCAATCATCACTTGGATTCAGACTTGCCTTGGTACTGTAGGTAACAGTAAGTATGTTGCTTACTTTGGTGGTGGTATTAAATACTATAATGCCGATGGTAACTTGGTAGACTCAGATGTTCTGGGTACCATTGCAGGATTAGGAGATGCTTCTGCTTCTCAGTTTGGACCTTGGAAATCATTTGCTGGTATGAATCGGGGCATTATCTATGATGGTAATGGTCCAGTATGCCCAAATTATGGTTCCCCTTCAAGAACTAAGGAACTCAATGAGTTAGCACAGAATTATGCAAATATAATCTGTATCAAAGATGTTCCTAACCAAGGTAAACAAACTTTGCTGTGGCATTGTTTCTCTTCTCAGGTAAAACAGGATTCAGAAAGATTCCTTGCAATTGTAAGATTGAATCTGTATCTCAAAAAGAATCTTAGACCTATTCTAGAAAAGTATTTGGAAGAACCAAATATCTGGAACACTTGGAATAAGATTTATCTAGAAGTTAAACCAATGCTGGATAACTTGGTAGATGAAGATGCCATGTCTGAATACACCTGGATGGGTGACCAAGACGCTAACTCGTACAATGACTTATCGGTTAACAATGAAGCCGATGTTCGTCAAGGTAAATACAAAGCAATCCTGAAATTCAAGGATATCGTTCCGATGCAAGAAATCACTATGGGTATCTATATTGACCAAGCATCTAAGTCCGTATCCATTCAGGACGTTAACGAATAAAATTAAGAAAACATGGGAGCAAAAGTAAAGAATCCAAGAAAGAAATTCCTTTGGAGTATCACATTCCCTAAGCACCCAATCAATACTTATCTGTTCCAAACTTGTACTTTGCCAGATGTAGAGATTGACCAGGTTGCTCATGGAGACGTTAACCGGGACGTTAAAACTGCCGGTAGAGTTACTGTAGGTAACTTAGTAGTAGGTAAACTTTTAACTACTGCAGGTTCAGATACATGGCTTCATGATTGGCTTTATTCATGCCAAGATATGATTGCTGGTGGAGGTTTGGTACCAAGCCAATACTGGGAAAATGTAATCGTAAATGAACTTGCTGAAGATGGAGTTTCCGTACTTAACACCCACCTCTTCGAAGAGGTATGGCCATGTAAGATTACAGGATTAGACCTGGACAGAATGGCTTCAGAAAACACTATCGAAAGTATCGAATTCTCAGTAGGTACTGTAGATAAGTATTAAAAACGCTTAGTCTATTTTCACTAAGATTTTTAGGTGGGAGGGGTGGGATTCCTAGAAAGGGCTCACCCCTTTCTTGTTGTTACAGCGAACACTATGAACTAAAGTATAACCAAATAAATTATTTAAACATGGAATTAAATTGTAGAACACACGAGTTTATAACCCCAGCAGGTTATAAATTCTCAATCAGGGAACAGAATGGTGCAGATGAGGATATCTTATCTAATCCTATGGATGTAAGAAACCTTATGAACCTTACTAAGTTCATTCAGGCAATTGTAGTTGATACCGACTTTACTCCTAATCGTAGATTAACGGTAGAGGATGCAGACCGTATCCCTTTGAATGACAGATACTGTATCTTATTCCAATCAAGAATCTTCTCACTTGGTGATGAAGTAGAATTTGAATATGATTGGGGCCAAGAAGGCGGAGTACAAACCTATGGTCAATCTTTAAGCGAAATGTTATTCGAAAATTACGGAGAACTACCAACAGAAAAAGAATTGGCCGAGAAACCAAACGCTATCCCCTATTATCCAGAACAAGGTAAGCTTACCGATTACGAAGTAACTCTATCTTCAGGTAAGGTAGTTAAATTTGATTTGCTTACTGGTGCAGGAGAAAGAATGTTGGTTACTTTACCAATAGAAAAACAAACTCGTAATGCAGCATTGATTGCAAGGAACTTACATCTTCAGATTGATGGTAAATGGGAAAAGGTAGAAAGCTTCCATTTATTTTCAGTAAGAGACATTGCAGAGATTCGTAAAACAATCTTTGAATATGACCCAGTCTTCGATGGTAACACCGATGTAGAACATCCAAGTATACCTGGAAGAATTGATAAATATCCTATAATGCTTTCACCGACTTTTTTCTACCTGACGGAAGCGTAGACCACCCAGGTACATTCACTTATATATGTAGAGCTGAGGTAGCCATTGACTATCTCAGCTTTTTGCGTCTTCCGTATCGAGAAAGGAAAAGATTTAAGGATATAGCCGATGAGTATTATGAAAACTTAAAAAAGAAAACTAGAAAATGATAGACAGAAGAAGCTTAGTCGAGGTCGGTGTTGCAATGGTATTAAGAGACCGATTCTCTAATGAGGCTGGCAGAATATCGAACTCATTTAGAACAATGATGAACGATATGAATACCTGGAATCGAGGTATTCAAATGTCAACTTCTAATGCTTTTGAGTTTGGAAAAGAATTGGTTGGAGGTATGGCAAGGGCCTACCAATATTCTGCAGGAGTATACGACCAAGTATTCTTAGCTTCTAAAATGTCTGGAGCTAATGCTGCTCAACAGGCAAGGCTAATGCAAGTAGCCAAAGAAGTCAATGAGGTAACTCCTCTTACTGCTGCAGATATTGCATCAGGCGAAAGGTACTTGGCAATGGCTGGTAATAATGTAGAGCAAATCGAAAGAATGATTGGCCCTGCAGCTAAGCTGGCTTCTATCTTCAGTATGCCTCTTGGTCAGAAAGGTGGAGTTGCTGACTTGATGACTAACATCATGCAGACCTTTAATATACCTTCACAGAATGCTACTCAGGTAGTAGACCAATTGGCAACTGCAGTAACCTCTGCAAATATTTCTCTAACAGACCTTGCCCAATCTTTCCAATATTCAGGAGCAGAATTTAGAAATGCTAAAATCAGTATGGGTGATGCAGCTGCAGCCATTGGAGTACTTGGTAATCAAGGTATCCAAGCTTCATCAGCTGGTACTGCATTAGCAAACATGATGCGCTATTTAACACTTTCCGTAACCGGGCAGAAAAAGGGAGGTGGTGAGATGCTAAAATCTTTAGGCATTGACCCAAAAACTCTAGTAGATGCCTCGGGTAATCTTTTGAGATTAGATAAGATTATATCTATATTGGGAGATAAACTTAGAGGTAAACGAGGAATAGATATCTCCTCTGCTCTGTTTAATATCTTTGGAGTTCGTGGTACAAGAGCTGCCTCAGCTTTACTTCAGGATTACTGGACTGGAGCTAATAAGCTTACTGAACTTATGGATAAGGTTGCAGGTGCAAGTGGTACAGTAGAAAATTTAACTCAAGAAAGATTACAAACTCCTGCAGGTATTATCGAACAGTTTAAATCAAACTGGGAGAACTTTATTGTAACTGCAGGTTCTACACTTGCCGAAGTTTTTAGCCCAGTACTTAAATTAGGTTCTGGTATCCTAAAGATTATTAACAGTATGCAAGAAACTTGGGCAGGTAAATTCTTGGTAAAGGTAGTTGCAACTGGTGCAGTAGTAGGTACTCTATATCAAGGATTTAAGTTTATTCAGGGTACTATCAAGATGATTGGTACCTTCCAGGCTTTAGCTACTTCAGAAACTAATGGTATGGCAGAAGGTATGGTAAGAACTAATGTTCAAGCTTCAATCCTTGAAGGTCACATGAGAAATATCTCAGCAATGATGATGAGAATGACTGCTATACAAATGGCTCCGGGTAAATTCTTTGCATTACCCATGGGAGGTACCATAGGTAAAACCCGAAAAGGTACTGTAGTAGCAAGAGATGCAAGAGGAAGATTTACTTCAATGAGTACTCTTGCAGGAGCAGGGGTTGGAGCAGCAGTAGGTTCTACTGTAACTAAAACTGCAGGCCAACAGATTGCTAAGAAAGGTGCCATGGGATTTGGTGCTAGATTACTTGGTGGTAGACTTTTAGGATTCTTAGGTGGGCCTTGGGGACTACTAGCTTCTATAGCTATTCCTGCATTAATCGAAGTAATCGGTGGTCTTACAAATTCTGTGAATAAGAATACTGAGGCTTTAACCTCTGAAGAAACTAAAGCTTCCATTCAGGATAGAAATCAACAAGCTTTTGTTGATGCCGTTAGGAGTGCAATCAGAGATGGATTTAAGGATTCAAGAATTAATATATCAGTAGATGGAAATGAAGCTGGAGACTTTGCTCCTGGTGGCCAACAAGATTTTACTGGTATATCATTGGGATTAAACTAAACAATCATGGCAAGAATATTAAATCAGATAGCAGGTGGGGTTGTTGAAAAGTATAATGACCTCACTCGAGATTCTGCAGGAGTTCTTACTGGTCCTTTAAATAAACTTTGGAGGGCCAGAATCTATCTCAATAGGGCAACTTCAACCTTGCCTAAAGATACTGCAGATAAGGGTAAAGTATATGACCCAAATAACCCATTCGGACCCAGAGCTAATTCAAAGAATCCCAAGTTAAATCAAAGGATTCAGGCTCAATATCGAATGGAATTAAAACATCAAATAGAAGGTGGAGTTCCATTTGGATACGAAGAAATGGACCCGGCTAAAGGCCAGAATGTTACGAAGAATAAAGAACTCTTCTTGGTAATGCCAGAAGTAAGAAACATGAATCAGGTAGTGATTTATAATCTTACAGCTAGCCCATATCAATATATCACTCTTCAGAACAGACCACCTTCAATTGATTTCCGAGGAGAAACTACTTGGGCAACGATTAAATCAATGGGACGTAATACTCCCATGTACCATTATACTGGTAGTGAAGATATAATTCAATTCAATGTATCTTGGTTCTGTAATGACCCAGATAATCCAAAAGAGGTAATTACTAAATGCCGATTATTGGAAATGTGGACTAAGGCAAACTCTTATCAAGCAAGCCCTCCGATTTTAAAAATCGAGTGGGGTAGTTCTGGTATATTCGATAATCATCAGTACATTCTTACATCTGCAACCTATACCCTGAATAATTTCAGAAATGCCTCAAGGACTCGAGTAGCAGGTAAGTCATGTACAATTGAGGATTTAAAGTTATTGCCTGCAGCTGCAACTCAGGAATTAATCTTCAAAAGAGTAAGTGCTTATAACTTATCTTATCAGGATATTGTAACTGAAGAAGACTTAAAAAATACGAAAGGGATACAGATATGATAGACTTAAATCAATATATGACAGGAGCAAGTCCTTATGATGGAGCTATTGCTCTTAAGTATGATGAGGGAGATTATTCTTTAGAGGTAACTCCTCCTAATGTTCCTTATACAGATAACGATAAACAACATACTGTATTAGATGGAGAAACCCTACAGAGTATTGCTCATCGTTATTATGGTGATTCTGGTAAGTGGTACCTGATTGCTGAAGCTAATAATATCTTGAACCCTTTTCAAGAATTAGAACCTTATCAAATTTTAAGAATACCTATGTATGGCGGCAACTAGAAAACCTAACCAACCAATACTTTATAATGGAACAGCAACACCTTACATGGCTCTGTTCAATTCTGGAGGTATGCCTATAATGAATCCCATTACTGGCATACCTCTTGGCGCTTATATAAGTAATTGGAGCTACAAGTATGATGAGGAGAAAGAGAACTTAGCTACCATTACATTTGATACTGGAGACCCCGATACTGTAGATATCGAAGATCTCCAGGAAAGCTCAATTATTTACCTTCAGTGGGGATACATATATCCAGATGGTCAATTTATCTCTAGCCCAGTACGAAGTATCAAGGTTAGAGATTTGGATTGTGTATTCGATTCTACTGGTACTCATGTGACGATTAAGTGTATAGATACAGTTGGAGATTTAAGATTCCAACCACCTTATACTCATTCGGATTTATCAGAACACAGTTTATCCAACTTCTTGGATAATGGGTGTAATAATGATATAGGCGTAATCATAGAAATATTTCAGTAATGGCTAAACAAGTAATAAGTAATAAAGTTTACGAGTCACTACAGGTCCCGACAGAACAAAGTCGAACTACTACTGGAAAGATACTTTACGCTAACAGGTTTAGTGGAGTAGCTCAAGTAGCTATGCCCAGTGATTTAAAGTCCTTGATAGATAGTGACTTGGGATTAATAGGAAATAACATCTTAGTTCAATTAGAACAAAAGATGAAAGGGTATGCAAATGGTCCTTGGTATATTGATTCCCGGGATGGTGTAATATACATACACAACCGTAAGTTTCAAGAAGAACCAGAATACAATTATATTTACCAATCAGAAAATGGAGAAGTACTCAGAGTATCATTCGCTACTCAGAAAGTAACCAAAAGGGCAAAGGCTCAATTAACTCAAGCCTTAGACCCAGAAGATAAAGGTTTAATTGTAGGTTCAACAGATATCACAGAACCCGAAAAAGAGAAAGAGGAAGTAACTTTACTCAAACCCTTTGTAGCTCAAGTAGATAATACAATGGTAGTAAATTATGGTAGTGTACCTTATGAAGATTACCGTAGTCATCCTACTACTAATATTGCTGCCGAGATGGAAGCTGAACAAAGGTATGGAGTTAAAGCTCAAAAGTATAATTCTGCAATGAAAGAGTATGGTTCTCAGAAACCCTATGTTGCTTACAATGCAGGTAAACAAGAGGCTTTAGATAATCTGAGTACTGAGCAATATCGAGAAGCAATTAATACTGCTGTAAACAATTTACCGAACGATAAGAAAAGGGTTATTCAGCAAATCTTGAAGAACTCTAAGAACGGTAAAGAGTTAGAAAGTAATCTTAGGCAATTACTAGAAAACGAAAGATACTTATTTACTGGAGAATATAAAATGGAATACCTTGCAGAAGAATGGGTAGACCCAAGAGAATATGACCCAGAAGGTGGAACTATAACTCACATGGTGAATATCAGAACTTTTTCAAGTAATCCTTATGAAAAACAAATGATAGATAACCAATCTCAGAGAGGTATATCTGCAATGGAAAAGAATCCATATATTACTGTATACCCTGATACCTATAAGGTAGAATATTCTGGAGATGGAGTTACTACACCTACTATGACTCGAAAGGTTAAAGCTAAAGTTAAGATACGAAGAATGAAGAAGGTACCATTCTTAGTACCAATCTATAAGTTATATCATAATCTCTTTAGTAGATACGGTGGAGCAGATAAGGTTACTTGGGCAATGAATGCTAATGCCAATGGAGGTCTTAAGATATCCGAAAGAAAGTTGGTATGCCAAATGACTGTAGTAGGTAGACCTTCATTACAATCTTCTCAGATAATATCTTTAGAGAATGTAGGAAAAAGGTGGTCAGGCTTTTGGTATATCAAGTCAGTACAACATTCAATGGATGCAGGTCAAGGTTATCTCTGTACATTAGACTTGGTTAAGAATAATGCAAGGGATGGACAGACTACATCTAAGACCCAACTTAGTACTCAGGACATTGTAAGTAATGATGCTAAGGATTCTGCTAAAACTGACTTTGGTAAGAACAAGAAGAATACTGCTAATGCTTCCGATATTGTACATGACTTTACCTACAATGAAGTAGTATACTTCGTAGAAAGATACATGGATGATAAGGGTAGAATTATCGATAAGAAAGGTGCAGGAGAGTTCTTACAGAATAAGTTCTATTATGATGAGATAAATGCTAAAGACCCTCAGGCTCTTGCTGCAGGTACAGTTCGTACAGAAGGTACAGTAGTAACTTCAAATGGTACAGCAATCTATGGTAAGACCAATGTGGTAAAGGCAGACCAATCGAAGGTTACTCCTTCTATGAAAGAAAGGTATAACTTTGATGAGTTTAATTGGGCAATGAAAGCTTATGAACGATATAAATCCAACAAGAAATAATGTACTCAACAGCTAAACTATTAACAGAAGAGGGTATCGAAGGTTTAGGTAGATACTACTCTGTCTACCGTGGTATAGTGGTAGATAATAATGATACGGAGAAACATATGAACCGTATCAAGGTATGCTGTCCAGAAGTCATGGGTGGAATTATTACATGGGCCTATGCAAAGGGCCAACATGGTTCTATCAACAATGGGTTCAAGTACTTAGCTCCTAAGGTTGGAGATATAGTATTTGTTACTTTTGAATTTGGAGACCCAACTAAACCCCTATGGGAATATCATGGTTGGGGACTACAACAAATACCAGACCCTTTGGATGGTCCTAATAAAATGGGTATTATAACTCCAGAAGGGAATGTAATGGTACTTGATGATGATAATGGAAAGCTAACTGTTTATATAAATGGAGATGTAGGCATTGCTGCTAAAGGAAACATTTCTATTCAAGCACAAGGAGATGTAAGTGTAGGTTCTGGTGATACAGTAATCTTAAATAAGGGGGAGAATCAAGGAGTAGTTAATATCAAAGAACTAACCGAGAAACTCAATAATACCATTAAAGAACTGGAAACTCTAAGAACTTTATTCAATTCTCACGTACACTCGGGTGTAACTACTGGACCCGGTTCTTCAGGTCCTACCGTAACTCAAGCAAGTCAACCGTTCTCTACTTTCAAACAAGAAGATTATGAGGACATTAAATGTATACACTAATGGATAACTATCTTACTAACATTGTTGGAAAGGGTATGATATTCCCTATTCAACTTACAAGAAACGAAAATGGTGAAACAGGTTGGTATCCTGTTAATGGTGATATGGCTTTGGTAAGAAATAATATAAGCTCTATAATGTATTATTTAATAGGACAACGATTTCGACAGGAAAACTTTGGGAATCGCCTATGGGAATGTATAGAAGAGCCAAATACACAAGCCCTAAGTTTTATTATTAAAGAGTTTATTAAAAGCTCAATTGGTGCATGGGAACAAAGGATTACCTTTAAGGGTATTACCGTTTCTAGACAAGGTGCTAAAATAAACATAGAAGTTCATTATGTAGTTAATGAAACTTCTACTAGTCAGTACCTGTACCTGACCTACGATAAAAATGAAAATTCATTAAACTCTTATTAATATGGGAATCACTAATAAATGGCTCAACCCTTATCAGAGGTCTTACCAACAGATTAAGGCCAAGCTGATAGAATCACTTACGAATATCAAAGACAAAGATGGCAATGTACTCGTAACTGATTACTCGGAAGGAAATATATTAATCATTATCCTTTCATTGTTTGCGGCAATTGCCGAAGTTCTTCACTACTACATTGATAATATGGCAAGGGAATCCTTCTTACCTACTGCTCGTAAATACAGTTCAGTAGTTAGGCATGGAGCTTTGGTAGATTATCATGCAAGAGGTGCTATTGCAGCATCAGTAGATTTGGTAGTATCCAGGGATGTATCTGGAGATTCTATTGGTGCTAAATTAACTATACCTTCTGGAACTTTATTTACAGATTCTAATGGTAACAAATGGTTATCTTCTAGGGATGTAACTTGGTATGCTAATGTAACTACTTGTAAAGTTCCAGTTGTACAACATGAATTATATACCGAAAGCCAGATAAATGGAATGGTTATACCTTCAGATGAAAGGGTAACTATTACCCTGGGTACATTACCTAATGGTAAGTACTACGAACATGGAACTATGAGTATGAAGATTGGTGGAGAATCTTGGGTATTGGTGAATACCTTTGCTTATTCAAAACCCACCGATAAACATTTCATGGTTACTATGGATGAAGCTTTAAATCCATATATCTTATTTGGTGATGGTAAATATGGACAGAAGCCTGCAGCTAATGCCAAGATATCTGAGGTTAAGTTCTACCTTACTACTGGTATCAATGGTAATGTAAAATCTGGTATGATTACTTCTGTACCTTCAGTTATATCTTCATCAGTAACAGATGCTACTGTATCTAATACTTATGCTGCAGGTGGAGGTTCATCCTATGAGAATTTTAGTATGCTCAAGGAACACATACCTTTGAGTGTAAAGACTATGGGAGTAGCTATTACCAAACAGGACTTCATAGACTTAGCTAAACTGGTTGATGGGGTTAGTAAGGCAAAGGCAGAATACGAATGTGGTAGAAAACTAATCGTTTATATATCTCCTGATAATGGTGCTACTGCTGACTCTAACCTTATTCAAAAAGTATATGATGTATTACATCAGAACTCACCACTTACTACTTGGTTAACCGTTAAGTCTGCAGGTAAAGTAAATATTATCTTGGATGTAGAAGTTACTGGGAAGAAGTCTTATAAAACTTCAGAAATACAATCACAGATTCTTAGTGCATTATTTAATGCTTATTCTCCGGAGAACTCAGATATTGGTGGCAGCGTAAGAATCTCTGATATCTATGCACTCATAGATAATCTTGAATCAGTAGATTATTTACACTTGAAGAAGTTCTATACTAAACCATGGCCTACTACCGTATATGGTAACAAAGAACTAATCCTTGGTCAATTCCAATTGGATGAGGCTAATGGTAGTATGTCTTACTTTATATCTTTTTCCTCGGGTACTCAATTTACAGTACGTTCAGTTAAGGGAGGCTTTTCTTATGATGGCCAAGTGGGTAAGACTACACAGATTAGAGATACTATAAATGGATTTGTATTTGCCTTGGATATCCAGAACAATGGTTATCAATCTGGATTCAGATATACCATAACCATTGCAGAACCAAATATGGATTATACAGACCCAGGTTATAATATTCCGGTATTCGAAGACTCAAGTCAGTTAACACTTAAAGTAAACGAAATAGTATGATAAATCTTAAAAACCTAATTGATTTCTTACCTTTCGAATTTAAAGAGCAAGATACTTATAAAGTCGACGGTAAGGGCATATTAGAAAGATTTCTAGAAATTTGTGGTAACTATTTCCAAGAAGATATAACTAAAGATATTGATAATATTCTAGATATAATCGATATCGATAAAACTCAGCAGAGGTATTTAAATTACCTCTGGGAGTTCTTGGGAGCATTACCATTTGCTAGAACCGGAGAACACAAGGGAGTTCCCAACTTAAGTGATGAACAGATTCGAACTATCTTAAAGTATTCAATCTCATTACTTAAGATTCGTGGCTCAAGAAAGTTCTTCGAAATTCTTTTTAATATGTATGGGCTAACCTGTACAATTACAGACCCAACCGATGGAGAGATGGATAAATGGGAAAAGGTAGACCCCTTATATGATACCGATTATTCTCAGTACGACAAATACAACTATGATAAGATTTATGGTTGTGCTCAATGTATAGAGGTAGGTATTTCTATAAGCGGTCATGGGTTTACTTCCCCCACTCCAGAGTTCAAAGCTTTCAAACAATCAATTGATAAGTTATTCGATAGATTCTTACCATACAATGTATCTGGGAAGATTGCTTATGGATTTGATTTGGCTTACAATTATAAAATTGTAGCTGAACCTCTTATCAGTCCTGCAAAGATTGTAACAGGACATATAACAGAAGTACCCATTAGAGTAACCGTTACTTCTGATTACGATGATGCCGATTTAAGATATCAGGTAACTGGATATGACCCATCTGAGAATAAGTGGAGCTCAAAGAAATATGAAAGCGGTTCTATTTTCTATGCAAGAAAGGGTGACCAAAGATATTACTTTCGAAGTGTAGGAGATAATTCAGTAACTACTTATGTAGATGTAGGTTTAGAGTATTATACTAAATCTTATCACATATATGCCGACTTGGTAGAAGGAGGAACAGACCCAGATAATTTAGTAATTACAGGTACTAATCCAGTAATCAAAGTAAGGGTAACTGCAAATATGAATTATCAGGGAAATATTAAACCTGTATCCGTACAGTTACTTAATACCTATGAAACTAAAGATTCTGGTTCTGTTTGGGAAATAACTTCTGCAGGTACTTACGAATGGGTTATTGCAGACTTTCCTGCAAAGAAGGTTACTCTAAAGGTAACGGCAATTGCTACTAACTATACGGTATTCTGTGAACCTCGGAATATAAATCTTACCAACGGTGAAAAGTCTTTGATAACTATTCGTTCTTCAGATCCTAACGAAGATACAAGTCAACTTATTGCCGTATGTATTTCAGACCCCGGTATTTTAGTTCGTAATGGTCAAAGATGGGCACCAACTACTACTGGTACATTCCAATTTAGATGTACTAAAGATGACTCAGGTAATGCTAGTAATTATGGTACAGTAGTAGCTTACAGATTAGGTTATACGATTAACTACGATATAGGCGTATCAAACAAACGATTAAACCTAAATGCTCAAGGTTCTGCATCAGTTAATCTTTGGGTTACATCGGGTATTTATTATTCTACTTTCGAAAGTGCAAACTTAGGTAGTTATTTTGATACCGAGGTGACCATTTACAAAAAGAATACCCAAGGTACTTGGGTAAAACTTGGTACTTTAGAATTAACTAATCGCTATGTAGTTGGTCCTGATTTCTACTATGGTAGAAGTACAGAATACCAATTTAATGAAGCTGGAAGTTATAAATTTGAATCGGTGGATGATGCTAGTAAGTCTGTAGAAGTAGAAGTACTTGCTTATATACCTACTCCTCAATCCTACTTGTGGTTAGAACCTTTGAATGAAGAGGATGAGAATTGGTATGAATTAGAACCTTACTCTGAAGCTGAAGCAGATGCAGGAAAGTATATCAAGGCAGGCTATCAATTAACCAAATCCAAGAATTGCCAATTCTACCTACGTTGGGGAGATGGTGGTAATATGATAACTGGAATTGACTTAGAGGGTTCATCTGAGAAATACAATTCGAACACTCTTATCACTTTCGATAAAGCAGGTAATTATGAGTTTTATTATCAAGGTTCAGTAGTAAGCCTTACGATTAAGAATATTATACCTAAGTATATTTTAACTTGTAATCCAGTAAGTGCAGAACTAAGCAAAGATGTACAAGAAGTATCTACTATCGTAACATGTACTTCAGATACTGGAGAAGTTTCGGATATTGTATACGAGACAGCTCCAGATGTAGTTCATCCAAGTCCTTATCAATTCTTTACTAATTTACCAGGTAAACATACTTTCTATGTGAAAGCTAATCCTGCAGTTAAAGCAGTATTCATAGTAAACCTGTTGGATGTAGTTGATAAGACAGAACTTACTTGGGAATCCAATGATATTTCGGAACAAGGTATTAATATATTAGTTCCGGAAGGAACAGAATGGTCACTTAAAATAGAATAAACAAAATGGAAAGCAGCTCTTTTAACACATTATTTAAAACTGGTATCATTGGATTCACTTCTGAATGTTATGCCATTATCTTTGATTTGAGGTGGATGATTTTATTAGCCTTTGTACTAATACTTACAGATTTTTGGTTTGGGATATCTGCAAGTAGGGCAAAGAAGATTGAAATAAGAAAATCTAGAGCCGGGAGAAGAACTCTTAATAAAATCATTGATTACCTGTGTTACATCTTACTGGGTGCCGTAATAGGTAAAGCCATCGGAGAACCTTACGGATTAAATCCAATAACAGTATCTATAACGGTAATGGTATTATGTTACTGTTTTGAAATAGATAGTATTTATAATCATATCTGTACTTTACATGGTGTAGAAAAGAGGTACAGTATCTGGTCTATCTTTTGGAAATTGATAACCTTCAAGTTCAAGGCTGTAGGAGAGGCTTTCCAAGATATGAAAAACCAATCGAAAGAATATAAGAGTAATAACAATAACGAAGATACATTATGAAAACCTATTTTGATTATGAAGGTATAATAAAGTCTAAGGATGCAGCTGAAGCTATAGCTGCACCAGTAGGCATTGGTCCATTTTGTGGATTTGGTTCTGCAACGATTGTAAATAATGCAATCACTCTCTTGCCTAATGGAGAACCTACTTCTCCTGCATATCAAGCAATAAAGGATAGAATCCTTTCAAGGTATATGACTAAAGCTGCAGATTCTGGTGAAGGACCAGATACAAATTTTGGTTGTATAGCAAGGGATGGTACAATCTATATTTCTGATAGTGCTAATATTAGTATACCTAATATTGAAGGCTCAAAGGGTTCTAATGAGGATGTGATTGTATTTGCTTACCATACACCTTTGGAAGAGCCTGTACAGAACCCAGTACAGTTCAGAGCTTTCTGGAATGAATCTAATTCGTTCTATTCTCTGTACAAGAAATCAGTAGACCCATTATACCCAACACCCAAGGATTCTAGAAACCTGTCAAAAACAAATGTATTAGAAGATAATGAATTATCATATGAGTCTCTAGTGAATAGAGCTATGGCTTCAGTATCTCAAGGTTTGGTAGACAAATCCTCAATGGTATTAATTGGTATATATGGGCAAGGTACTAATTCAATGGATAACTCAGTAGAGAAATATTCTATTGTTCCTTATGCAGGAAAGTTTCCCCAACCAGTAGAATATAATACTGCTATCCATGGAATGCAACAAGCCAATATAGAAACTCTCTTACGACTATTGCAAGGATTCCCAAACTTTGATATCAAGGCTTACATTGATGAAAAGCTTGGTGGTATGGCAGGAGCTAATATACCAAGAGGACTAATTGCCATGTGGAATGGAGTTTCTGTACCAGAAGGTTGGGCTTTATGTAATGGTCAGATTGTAGAAGACTTACAGACACCAGACTTATCGGGTAAGTTTATTGTTGGCTGGTCATCAGGTAATGAGGATTACAATTTGATTGGTAATACGGGTGGCCAAGAAAAAGTAACTCTTTCAACTCAAGAGATTCCATCTCACGTTCACAATTTCGCAGATGCTTACTTTATCGAGGCTCATTCAGATTTGGTGGGAGCTAATGGTACTCAATGGATTGGTAATAACCTTTCTGGTAGTAATAAAACTGATAGAGATAATTCTTATGTATGCCTATGGGACCATGATACCAGGGCTGCAGGTGGAGGTCAACCTCACGAAAATAGGCCACCTTACTACGTACTGGCATACATTATAAAACTATAATATTATGTCTTAACTACTTATATTGTTGACAAAGAACTTTTAATTTATGGATTATAGGAGAGGGACGTTGGGAAACGCCCCTTTTCTTTTGTGTTTAGTAGTGAAGTTCTTCTTTAGCTTTCTCTTCCCAATATAAGATATCTTGTTTGAGTTCTCCTATGTATTTAACCGACTTCTTAGTTCTAGGCATATCAAAGAACTCAACCAGCATTATATTGGTGATTCTTTCTCCATCTTTAATTCGTTCTTTAATATAAGGAGGTGGAGTAAGTAATACTTCAAATACCATATAAGCATCTGGAGATAATTTCTCTTTCATATACTTATATAATAATTCAAGCATTTCTTCCTTAGCCTTAACCTCTTCATCGTCATCTTCTAACTCTTTATCATTATCAAATAAGTCTTCAAGTTTAAATAGGTTCTGATTGTATTCTGCAATCTCTCCATAGGCAAATCGAAGAAGCTTATTCTTAAATGTAGCAAGAGAAGAAAGGATTCTTGCTTTAAGATGTTCTTCACTACAAGTACCGTAGTACTTATTAAAAACAAATAACATTTTATCCCAGAAATAAGAAGATATTATATCTGGCGTAAGGTTAAACCTTTTGTAATCAATCTGTTTGGTAAGGTTCCGAATAACTGGCTTACAAACTTTGTATAACCGATTAAACATTGCTTCATCATAATCCTGCATGGGTTTTAATCTATGAAGCTCTGAACCATTGTTTCCATTACATTTCCTCATATTCTTTAAGTATTTCGTTATGCAAATATAATAAATATATTTTATATAATATAAGAATATCAAAAAATTTCACCGAACGGCTGAGGATAAGAAGACTAGATATTGTGGACATGAGTTCAGAACTACATGAGGACTATCAAAATCTATTAGTATATAATATTGCAATATAATAATGTATGAAAAAGAATAAAATTAAATTTAGCTTTGCACCTGACTTTCAGTTAGAGATTCTCAGGTTCATCATTCAAGATAAGGAAGGAGGTTTAGTACTGAGCAGAATAAAACCAAGCTACTTAGTACTTATCGAACATTCCTTAATTTGTGAGGGTATACTTAAATACTTCAAGAAGCAAAGAAAGATACCCTCACAGAATGTCCTTAAACAAGTACTCAGAGAAATGCTAGAATCTAAAAACTATGTTGACCTGGTTACTAAGGATGATATCCCAAACATCGAGAAGGTTATCAAAAATCTTTATTCAATTCAATTATCTGATTCAGAATATATTAAAGAGAAAATCTATCAGTTCTCTACTTATGTTGAAATGAAGAACTTAAATGATTCATTCGACTTAGATAACTTCGAACAGTACGAAGAATATTCTAGAAAGGTAGAGAAGGTTTTACAAAGAAGTAGACCTAAACAGGAGGATGAACCTTTATTCATGATTCGAGATGTTACTGAACGTCAATTTAAAAGGCAGGCAGAACCCTCAGTAGTACCATGCCCATTTAGGCAACTAAACGATTTAACCAATGCGGGAGGATTCCCAGGTGCATCAATCAATGTAATCTTGGATAAACCTAAAGCAAAGAAAACATTCTTCATGGTTAACCTTGCAAGAGGTTACCTTAGAATGAAGAAGTCAGTTTATTATGTGGATACAGAAAATGGTCAAGAACAAATCATGGACCGTTTCATTCAATCCAGTATCAATAAAACTAAGAAGGAATTATATACTGGAGATTATGATAAACTCGAGGCTAAGCATTTAAGAAAACTTGCAAGGTTTGGAGTTGAATTAATCGTTGAAAGAGTACCTGCATTAATTACTGACTGCAATTATATAAGGGAGAAGATACTTACTCTTAGGAGCCAAGGGATTGATATTAAGGTATTGATGGTTGACTATGCAGGGAAGCTTGCTTCTATTGCAAAGGATAAAGAGGATTTTGATAGAATCTCAAATGTATATATTGACTTACAGAATCTTGCTGAGGATTTGCATTTAGATGTTGTATGGACTGCTCATCATATTACTCGTGAAGGTAAGAAACACCAAGCAACTAAATATAATGAGAACGATATATCTGGTTCTATTGCCATTGTACGTAATGCTCAATTCATTATGGGTCTTAACAGTACAGAGCAAGAAGAGAAAGATAATATCCTTCGTTCAGAGATTGTAGTACAAAGGGATGGTCTTCCTTCTGGTAGAGCCTTATTTAGGTGTGATGTAGAAAGGCAAAGATGTACAGAGTTTACTAAAGAACAAAGAAAGAATTATGATGAAGTATATGGTAAGAAACTTGAAGAATCTTTTAAGAAAGGTAATCCTGATGCTGATTCCAAGAAAAGGGAAAGGACAACTGGAGATATATAAATGTAAACTCGGTATTCATGATTGGGTAACCGAGCATTGGTGGGAAACCCGACAGAAACCTCGAAGAGCTATATTTTCACACAAAGGAGGTAGAAAGAGGGCTCAGTATTATAATAAGTATTGTACGAGAACCTATTGTAGAATCTGTGGTAAAAAGAAAAAGAGGAATGAGAACTAAAAATGTAGAAGTAGTAAAAGACAGATGGACTGATGGATTAGCTTTAGAAATATCTCATAATGGTTGGCAAACAACTTCTATCAGTAACTTAGATGTTGAGGATTTGAAAAGAATCCGAAAGGTAATTCGTAAAGCAATTAGAAACCATGAAAATAACAAATCAGTTTAAGTCTAGACTTAAGACTTACTTTATTAAAAGACTTGGAGCATTTGATTATAAACATGGTTGGATGAAACTCCCAGTATGCCCATACTGTCATAGGGAATTAAAAATGGGAGTTAACTTATCAATGTATAGAACCAATTGCTTTAGATGTAATGAACATCCGAATCCTTCTCAATTGGTTATGGATATAGAAGGATTCGATACATACCATGAACTAATTAATTTCTTAAATAGTGGAAAATTTGATGAGCTTGAATTTCACGAAGAAAAGGTTGAACTTGCAGAAGCTAAGCCTTTGTATCTACCCGAAGGATTCAGAATCCTTAACCTTGGCCAGTCACAAGTTGCAAAAAGCATTAGAGGATATGTCAAGAGCCGTGGCTTTGTCATCTCTGAGTTGTCTAAGCATGGAATTGGCTATGCGACAAAGGGGGCTTACTTTGGGTACCTCATTATACCCTTTTATTACAGAGGACAACTTAGATATTATAACGCGAGAAATGTTATCGGGCAAGGTCCTCGGTATAACAACCCTAACAAAGATATCACAGGAGTTGGCAAAGAATTTATCATATTTAATTATGATGCGTTGGAGATGTATAGGTCGGTATACATCTGTGAAGGTGCACTCAATGCCCTTACTATTGGAGATAGAGGAATTGCCACAATGGGTAAAGCTATATCTGGATATCAAGTCAATGAATTACTTAAATCCTCATGCGAAAGATTTATTATATTGCTGGACCCAGACGCCAAGAAATACGCAATCAATCTTGCGCTCAAACTTGTTGCCTATAAAAAAGTCAAGGTGGTGTTTTTACCAGAAGGAAAAGATGTAAACGATTTAGGGAGAAAGGAAACTCTTAGGTTAGTATATCAAACAAGGTATCAAAGTTATCAAGATTTAATTCAAATCCGAAACTCTTTGGAGTAAGGATTACCTATTATATTATATAACTTAAAATATTAATGATATGATGAAGATAATCGATTATGTAGTTAAGACTTCAATAGTTTTGGCTGCTCTTTTAATTATGGGATATTTCTTCCCAGTTGTAAGTTGGTTTGAAAAACCCCAACCAAGGAAGAATATGGTTTTCAGATGTGAGATGGTTGATGGTAAAGTTAGGGATTATACTTTAAACTTACCCGAAAATATTACTTGGTATGTAGGTACCAATAGAGGTTCATATTATGTATCATTTGGTTCTCCCACTAAAAACCTTTATGGGAAGAAATGCCCAATAGATAATAACGAGGGTTGTATTAATGGTGTTTTAGTTTGTAATAGAATAAAATGAGAGAACCCAGTATTCACATTACTAAGTCTCAATTTGAGGAAATATTAAATACCTTAGAGGTAGATAACTTCCCAGTTGAGGCTTTTTTTGTTATTGCACGAAAAGAGGCAATAAATACTAGAGCAGTGGTTGTTTCTAATAAAGGGACAACTAAGAAAGTAACTAACATATTACTAGCATCTAAGGGTAATGCTTCCCTTGTTGCCGATATATTATATGCTACTCGTATAAAGCTTAAGCATAGAGGAGTTCGTAAAATAAACGAAAGTAATACAAGGGAATGGGCTTTATGTAAAAAGCTTGCTGAGATATGTAATACCTTTTGTGAGGATTTTAAATTTGATACTCGGGAAGGATTTATTAAATACATTGAGACTGGTTTAAAGAGGATGACAGATTATCGTAATGTTATGCAAAGGTTAATATCCATGCAGGATAACATTACTAATCAAACAGAAGCTGAGATTAAATTACAGTCAGCAGATTTAGAACTCACTGCTAAGGTACATGATTACTTTGTAAGTAAGATTGCTAAAGCAACTGGTATATATGAATCATATGAAAAGAATCCTGAAAAGTATGTTCACTTTGCTTATGTAGCAGCCTTCTTAGAGGAAGAAGGTTGGGATTATAAGGATTTCATAGATGCTCAGTTTGAATCTCTAGCATGGTGTAATGGTCTACCAGATATTGCTCAGTTATATACTGATAAAGCAGTAGAAAGGTATAATAAGTATTTATATAAAAATAAGAATAAAAAATCCTTAGAGGAACCTGAAGTTGAAGGCTCACTCTGGGAGAAAATTAATAATTAAAAACATAACGTTATGAAAGCTTTAAAATTTTTAGGTAACAGAGTAGAGGATGCAGCAAATGCCTTTATTGATGTCCTCAAGTATTCAGACCAGTCGGTAGACTATCCAGATTTCAAGGATATCGAACCTTGGCCAGATGAAATTGTTGATATGTTTAAAGATGCACTAAAGGATAAACCTTTTTCCGAGATTAGTGCTATCTTGATGTATACCCAACAGTCATCAAGGTTTGACCCAATTGCAGAGTTAATGCTTGGTATTGGTTTGGTAGAAATGAGACACTATGACAAGTTATCTGATTTCTTACAGAAGGCAGACCCTCATGAACAGGATTCTGTTATGGATATCTATCCTAAAGTGGAAATAGGATTTTCTCCTCAAAGTGCTTTGAAGATTGCTTGGAATTCTGAGATAGAAACCATTGACAATTATAAAAAGATTATGAATAATCTAGCCTTGTATAGTGAACGTGCTGATTATGATGATGTGATGTATTTGTTGAATAAACTGATTGCTGATGAAGAACATCACATTAAACTCATCAAGGAAGCTATGGGAGTAGATGATACCAAGAAAGGTGTAACTGTAATTATCAAATGAGTAGGATAATCATACAGAATGGGAATATGTGCGAACTGGACTTACCTCTTAAGTTCGCACAGAAACTCTATGCAGAGTTTGCCATTCGTCATCCAAATGCTTTCTACTTACGTACAAGGCAAAGAGGTATGCAGAACTGGGACGGCAAGATTCATTACATTAACAAGCATGGTGAATTTAAAATAGGTTTACTTCCAGCAGTATATGAGAAGTGTACTGAGTACGGAATTAAACCTAAAGTTGTAGATATGCGACAACCTTTACCTAAAGTCAGTAAAGTTGTTACGAAGATAGGAGAATATAAATTAAGACCAGAACAAGAGAAGGCTGTTAAAGCAGTAATCAATAATAATGTAGGTAAAGTACCTTTCCAAATTGGTGTTTTAGATTACACTGTTAATGCAGGTAAAACTCTTATCATGTCATCTCTTTATTTATCCTATAAGAAGCAGTTAAAGACTTTGCTAATAACTAATGACTCAGACTGGTTGAATCAGGCTAGGGATGAATTTAAGAAATACCTACCAGGAGAACAGATTACATTTGTTCAAGGTAAAGTATTAAATTGGAGTAACTTTACAATTGGCATGGTTCAATCTATTTCTCGTAACATGAGATTCTATCAGAATGAATTGGCAAAGGTAGATATGGTTTTGGTAGATGAGGCTGACCAAGCAGGTAGTAAGCAATATCAAAATGTACTTACTCGTTTATTTAATACCAGAGTTCGTATAGGATTATCTGGTACCATTTATATGAGTAAGCTTGCAAAAGACAAAGTAAAGAATATGAATCTTGAAGTATTCTTTGGTAAAGTACTTGCAGAGTTTAAACTTAAGGATTCTATTAAAAAAGGTTATTCAACCAGTACAATCGTAAAGATGGTACCAAGTAAACCTTGGTATGGTAATTGGGAATCAGAAGAAGTATCTTATAAGGAGGTATATGATGATTCTATTACCTTCAATAAATATGCCAGAAAGATGGTTTATGACAGACTTAAATGGAATATTAAACAAGGTAGATATCCTGCACTCGTAGTATGTAAATTTATTGCACACTGTGAGAAATTATGCAAATACTTTAAAAAGAAGCTAGGAAGTAAATATAATATTGCCTGTGTGCATGTAGATACTCCTTCAAAGATAAGACAACAAATAATGAAAGATTTTAGGGAAGGCAAGATTGATATCCTGGTATCAACTACAATCATTGCTCGAGGTAAAAACTTCCCTAAGCTTAGGTATTTACTTAATGCAGCATCAATGGATAGCCAGGAAAAATCTATTCAGTTCCTTGGTCGTTTGGTTAGAACAGATTCCTCAAAGAAAAAGGTTTATCTTGATGACTTACATTATCCAGGTCCTTATCTTAATAGGCATGGTAAACATAGGAAGCAGTATTATCAAAAACAAGAATTGAAAGTTATTCTGTTAGAGAAGATATGGAAGAATCATCCTATTCATTCTTTATGAGAATACCTTACTTAATCTGTTCTATTAAGTACTATGGATAATTACTTTTTCCGGTAGGAGGAAGTAATTAATCTAATAGAGGGACATAGGGCATTAATCATAAGAATAAAAGATATGGAATACTTATTAATACTTACAGTACTGGGAGTGATTATCGGAATACTTTATCTCTATTCATCTCAGTATGATTGTAATGAATACAAATACAAATGTCATCATTGCAAGAAGAAATTCAAGGGGAGCGATATAAAGGATTTAAGAGGTCCTTGGCATACTAAGGATTGGACTTGTCCTCATTGTAAACATCAAAATGTAACACTTAAGAGTTATGATTACTAAGTTATATAAGAAGCTGGTTGATAAAATAATTGGAGAGGAACTAACACCTCTCCATGTTTTTAATTGTACTACATTGGTATGGGTATCTGATATATCATCTACTCAGGTAATGGCTAATGAGTATAAAGTATATTTTGATTTATTCTTTTGTTCAGGACTGCAAGTTAGAGTACTAACTTATACTGATTCGCGTTACTCACAACACTTGGGTGATATCAGGAAACTATTTATTAATGCAATTGGACATTCCTACTTACCACTGTATGAGTCGGAATTGAAGGTTGGAAATTCAGTCATAAGACTAACCGAAAAAAAAAATAGATGATTAATTATGGCAAAGAAAAAACAGATGCTTCCAGACTTAACCAAGCAGGATATCCTAACACCATTGGACATTTCTCAGTTGGGAAGTAATGGAGACCCATGCTTTGGTATTGGGTATGATTTATCCACTAAAGAGTGTAAATTATGCGGAGACTCAGAACTATGTGCGTTCAAGATGTCCCAGAACTTGAACATTACAAGAAAAGAATTAGAACAGAAGAATCAATACAAAGATTTGGATGTATTAGAAGACACGGTTGGTATCAAGAAATACATCCGAGGCTTGATTCGGAAAGGGAAAGACAGAAAAGAAATTATCTCAAAGACAGTTGAGAAATTCGAAGTACCTAAGAAACGTATTAGAGAACTTTATAGAGAATGCAATGGGAAAGGTCAATAAGTTAAGAATGATATGGGCCATGTTTAAGTTATATCTTAACAACCCAAATTATTATGTACGGCAAGATGATGTTCTTGCTGATTTGTTTATGCAGGGTGAATATGACGTAGAAAGATTCTGTCATTCACTCGGAGTAACTCCTCAACGAGGATTAACCTTTGGACAACTTTTAAAAGAATGTAATATATTATGAACAGATTCAGATTTATTAAAGTAAGAGACGTAAAGACTCCCTCAAGAGGTAATGTAGGTGATGCAGGTTTGGATTTCTATATCCCAAGAAACTTAGACCCTCAACAATTAATCCAAATTGAGGCAAACCAATCTCCAAATCATTTTACTCCAGATTTTGTGTTGGGAGTAAATACAACTACCAATTTCATAACCGATATTCAGATTTATCCGGGAGGGAGAATCCTTATTCCATCAGGTATTAAACCTCTTATTGAACCTCAAGAGTCAATGCTTATGGCAGCTAATAAGTCTGGGCTTGCTTCTAAAAGAGGTCTTCTGTATACTGCCGAGATTGTAGATTCTCCTTATGTAGGAGAGATTCATATCGGTATAATCAATCTCAGTCGAGTAATACAGACTCTAAGAGTAGATGAGAAAGCAACCCAATTTATTCATGTCCCGATTTATCTCACCGAACCCGAAGAGATTCAATCAGAAGAGTTTTATTCTGAATCTCAAATGTGGGGAACAAGAGGTGAAGGTGGATTTAATTCAACAGGAAGTAAATAATGGATATACGTAATATCAAGGAAATAGTACCTCCTTTAGAGGGTACTTATTTACAAGCTATGTATTCTCTTTCGTTAGAACAATTAGACGGCTACAGGCAAATAGAAAAGTTACCGGATTACCCAGTTGATATCAATAATCACCAAAATCAGGTAGTTCTTAAGGATTTTATTGCCAGGGTTATTGAAGAACTAATGGAAGGTTATGAATCTACATCCGAGGTAGTAAAGATATGTAAGAAGTGGGGATGGAATATCGAACAACTTACAGAGGATGAATATACTCAAGTACTTAATCATTTACAGAATGCCAATGAAGAACAAGGAGATGCTCTGGGATTCCTATTCACTTTGTTTCACTTTGCAAACATTCTACCAGAAGACATATTCTCATGGGGAACTTCTTATGTAATTGATTATTCTGATTTTAAGGTAAAAGACTTAAAGGATATAATCACTCTTGGTATGGCAATGGTTACTGAAGGTAGTATAGGTTTAGTTAATCGATTTAGAATGATTGATGAAGACCATGAATCAGTAAAGGATTATACTCCCGGGTTTAATACCTTAAGCGAAGCTTCTCATGAAGAAGAGAAGGTGTTATTATTCGATGTAGTATATGAACTGAATATTGCAAGGAATCTTCTTAAGTGTAGACCCTGGAAACAAACCCAAGTAATGACTAAGGAATTAGACTTTCAGTATTCTTTGGTAAAAGCTTTCTATCTATATATGGGATTCTTGGGTATCCAGGGATTTTCAGATGAATCAATCTATAGGTTATTCTTTAAGAAACAAAGACTTAACCTCTGGAGACAAAAAACAAATTACTAATGAGTGGATGGAATAGAAAATTAGAGGGTCTTCAATCTAATACGGAGGAGACCCTCCACTCTTTGGAGTTTGCTACTTCACAAGAGGCATGGGAGAAATTGAACGAGGCTTTCTTAAGGTTAGACCCAGTTCTTTTTGATAAGGGTGCTACTGCAAACAGTGGAGTTGCAGTAGCATACAATGTGTTTATAAAAATACGTAAAGCATGGGTAGACCCAGATTTTGATTACGGCAGGTGTTTTAATTACAAAGAAACTAAGTGGACGAGCTTATTGAATAATTATATTGATTTTAATAAGTTAGACCTCTTACGTAGCAAATTAAGAATCCTGAAAAACAAATATAATCAGAATTACAATGTTACGTATATGTTTAACAATCATCATGATAATGGTAAACAATGTTTAATTGCTGCAACTTTTTCGAAGAGATTTCAAGAGGACATCCCAGTTATTACAATGGTAATCAGAGCATCAGAGATTACAAAAAGGTTAATATTCGACTTCCTATTAATTCAACGGATGGCAGAATATGTGTATGGGCCGGACCAGTCAGTACAAATCAACCTATTTGCGACTCAAATGTATGGGAATGTAGAAACACTCTTAATGTACTCGGCTTATAAACCCCTAAAGAAAGTAATCAAGGGTATAGATAATCCTTGGACTAAAAGGGTTAAGGAGGTTTATAAGAAAATCCAAAATGGTACAGAAAAGGAATGGTCTTCCTTTAAGGTATTCTTCCGAAGTTTTAAAGTACTTCGTCCGGACTTATATGAATACCAAGCTTTGTTAGCAAAGGACTTGCTATTAGCATATGAAGATATAGAATATCCAGAAAATGTGATATCCTATTCTCAACGTAAAGCATATAAGAAGAAACTTTTAAAGAAACAGAAGAATGAGAATCTACAGTAATTCTTTTGAGTTAATGTCAGAACTTGGCAGAGAACTCAACAGTTATGGTCAAACTGTAAAACCAAAGACCTATCAGAATCAAGTCATTGAAGGTAAAGAGGGATTCGAAACTAAGGAACTCATTTGCCAACAGTATTGCTTAACTTCACTCGGAGACCCGGTATGGTTATTTGTATTCTCTCATTCAAAAGAATGGGCAGATGCCGAGTTTGATGAAAGAATTGGTTGGTACGAATTAAATCCTGGTAAAGCTTGGGAACTGAGGAAAGATTTATGGGAACAGTTCCTGGTAAATGGTAGATTTGATTATACCTATCCAGAACGTATTTGGAATCAATTATATCTGTATGGTAGTACATCATTTAATTGTGATTCTGCAATGCAATCTGTTATCGAACTACTTAAAAGGGATAATGATACTCGTAAGGCAGTACTCCCTATATTCCATGGTACGGATTTAAGATTTCTCGATGGAAGTAAACGTATTCCATGTTCTATGTATTATGATTTCCTTATCCGTCAGAATGGTAAAGGAGAGAAGGTATTACATATTTGCTATCATCAAAGGAGTTCAGATTTTGTTACTCATTTTGGTAATGATGTATACCTTGCATGGAAACTTATGGAATATGTAGCTAAAGAGGTTGGAGTTAAACCAGGTTACTTATATCATACAATCGATTCTCTTCATTCTTACAAAAAAGATTGGAAATACCTAAATACCAATCTTGAAGATTTACAGGACTCATTCTAATATTAGAGGGATGTATCTACTACAGGTGGGTATGTCCCTCTTTCTATTTATAATATATGGAAACGAGATATAAGATAATTAAGAATAAAAGAGAACTCAAGAAACTTATTGCTTGTTGCAAAGCAACTGGTTATGCTTGCTGTGACTACGAAACTAATGCTGAACCAATCTATAACAAAAGTTTCAAGCCAACTATTCTCTCGGTATCTTGGATGCCAGGATTTGGTGCTTCTATTCCCTTAGACCATTTCCAAACCAAAGAATATACTTCACCAGGATGGAATTGGAAGAAGATGTTAAGGAAATTTGGGGAAGAGGTTATTGAGAATTATGATATTGTAAAGGTTGCATGGAACTGGAAATTCGATGACCAGATTAATCAAAAGTATCACATCTATTATAGGGGTACTTGCCTTGATGGGATGCTTGCAAAATATGTTCTCAATGAGGAAAAACCTCACGGTCTAAAGGATATGGTTAGAAGATATTTACCTGAATACGGTGATTATGAAAAGCAAGATAAATTCGATAAGATACCATGGGATAAGAAGGAATTAGACCCATTATGTAAATATGGTTGTCAAGATACAGACTTTACATTACGATTAATGATATTCTTTGAGAAGAAGTTAATTGACTTAAAGATGTATTCGGTATTTCGTAATTTATTCATGTGTAATTCTCGGGTATTAACTTCTGTAGAGAAAGAGGGATTATATCTTGATAGAGATTTCAATCAGAAATTGCTTGAGGAATATAAACCAAAAATTGATGCTGCTAGACAGGCAATCTATGATTTACCAAGGGTAAAGAAGTTTACCAAAAAATATAACCAAGGTAAAATTGAAAGATATATCGAATCTATTTACCAAGAACTTGAAGAGTTAGATTATAATGACCCAAAAGACAAACGTAAGATTGATTCAAGACAACAGAAAATATCTAATATTCGTGCAGGGATATTTACTACCAAGAAAGAACAGGAACTTATAAGACCTCTTAATCTTGGTAGTCCAGTTGATTTACCCCAACTCATGTATTCAGATTCTGGTTTTAAATTCCCAGTAATTAAAAATAATGAATCGGGTAAGCCAAGTACCGATGAAGATACTTTGGTTGAATTAAGGTTAACAATAAAAGACCCAGAATCTCCAAAAGCAATATTCCTTGATAAGCTACTTGAATTAAGAGGTTTGCAGAAAATGTATACTACTTATATTGAGGGTTGGCATGAAAAAGTCCAAGATGATTCTCGATTACATGGTAGGTATAATATACATGGTACTGATTCTAATAGATTTAGTTCGGCTGACCCAAATATGCAGCAAATACCAAAGACATCAGTAGACCCAAATATCAAGAAACAATTAGTTGCTCCTCCAGGTTATTTATATATGGCATTCGACTATTCCCAGGCAGAGTTAAGAATGATGGCTCATTTATCTGGAGATGAAACCTATCTGGAAGCATTTGCTAAAGGAGTAGACCCTCACCTTGGTATAGCAGCAGCAAAGTATGGGGTATCCATTGAAGAAGCCAGTAAAGCTTATGAGGATGAAACACATCCGGATTATAAATTATGGAAGGTAAGGAGAAAGCAAGCTAAACAGATTGCTTTTGGACTTATTTATGGAATTGGTAATAAATTGCTAGCAGTTAAACTATCCGACCCAAAAGCGGGTATTATAGTTACACCAGAAGAAGCAGCAAAGGAAATGGAAGTATTCTTTGGTCAACATCCTAAGATTAGGAAGTTTAAAGAGAAACAAGAGAAATTTCTTCGTAAGCATGGGTATTACACCCAATTATTTGGTACTAAACGAAGACTCCCCCAAATATATTCAAATGATAAGCAAGAAGTTGCTTATGCAATTCGTTTAGGTCTTAATTTCCCATGTCAGGGTGCTGCAGCAAATATGACCAATTTCGGAGCTATCCTTGTTTATTGGTTAATGAGACAAGGTAAATTACCAATGATGAAAGAAGCTTGTACAGTACATGATGCTGTATATATGTATTCTAAACCTCAAGATATTAACACATGGACTGTATATACAATCTGGAATATCCTACGTAATCCGAGTACGAAAAGGTATTTCGGATTTCAAGTTGATGATGTTGATATGGACATGGACTTTACCATTGGTAGAACTATGGCAGAGGAATTGCCATTTATTCCTGGGTATGATTATCGTAAGATGTTACAACCAGATTTCTCGGTAGAGGAGTATATGGAAGAGCATAAGAAATATAAGCATATTCACATCAAACAGTTTAAAGAAAGATTTAACAAACAAATAAAGAGATATGAAAAAGATTTTGAACGGACCCACCGTATGGCGAGCTAAGTGCCCATACTGTGATTGTGAATTTGAATATGATTATTCAGAAGTAGATTCGCATACATTTGCAGATGCTAAGTTAGTAAAATGCCCTGCTTGTAATAGGAATTTACATCATAAAGAAAATCCAAAATCACCTACAGAAGTGAAGAAAGAGGATACTATGACAACATAAAATAATAAAATATTATAAACTATGGCAACTGAAGAACAAATAATGAATACAAATAGGCTATCATCTTTAACTTATATGATATCTGCTTGTTTAGAGTTCTCTATCCAAAATCTTAATCATCAATTAGACCAATGTAATCTGAGATTAGTCGGTAGAGATAAGATGGTATTCAATAGAGTAAGGTCTCAGATAGAGCAACTTCAATCGAATCTAAAGTTATTAGAGGATTTAGCCTTTGGAGTAATGAAGGATGAAGATGCAAGGTTAGCTTATGAAGATGCTACCCATATTTATTGGGCTTTGTTTATGACTTTAGTAGATAGAGGAGGGACAGATAATCTATGCGACCTAAGATTCAAGGCTTTAATCGATATAATTGGTAAGTACGAATCTATTCTTCATTTGCCTGGTTTAGATATTGCATATCATTGCGCATTTGCTCAGGTATCTAAAGCAATTCAAGAAGGTAAATATTCAAAAGAAGATTTTAAGAATTTATTGAAAGTACATGAAGACGGAACTGAAGAAACTAAAGGTTAAATTCGAAGGTAATATCATAACCATAGATATTGCTAAGGAATTATCCATTAATGAAAATATCATTAATTCTCAGTTAAGGGAATCTCCTACTAGTTATTATATACTTTGTTCTTTAAGAGATAAGTATATTAAAGAAAGAGATGCTCTAGCAAGGGAAAAGGATGAAGCTTATTCTGCTGCTTGGATATTTATTAAAGAATCTAATGAAAGATTCAATAATGATTACGTTGCTCATAAGGCTAACATATCCCCAAAATATAAATCGATATATCAACGATATTTGAAAGCAGTAGAAAAGGCTAACAAGTATATTACAATATGTAGAGCTTATGAGTCTAGAGAGAATATCTTGAGGACTATTAATGCCAACATGAGGAAGCAACAATAATAACTATAAGTAATTACTAACTTTTAAAAACGAATTAAGAATATGAATTATTCATTATCTTTTATCTCTGCTATGGTAGCAGCTCAGTTTGATAATCAATTACCAGGATGTCCAACTGAAAACAGAGTTCTTATTTTATCCCCAAAAGAAGTAAACCAAACTCGGTCCGGGCTTATTATTCCGGAACAGGTAAAAGAGGGAGTTCCTCGTAAGGGAGTTATAGTTAAACTTGGTGAGATTACCGAAGAGTATAGAACTTACCGGGATTTGGTGCAAATAGGTAGAATAGTTACCTATGGTTTGTATGCCGGTAAGGAACTGGAATTTGAAACAGACAAGCTTACCCCAGGCTTACAACAACTTTTGGAAAAGAACACTTTAACGGTGTTGAGTATGAATGAGATAATTTACTCAGAACCAAATAATAACGATTAATATGGCACTTGACAAAAAGAAAAAGAAGAAAGTTTCATCAGATGGACTTTCTACAAAGGAAAAGATGCTAGCTAGAAAGAAACAGTTAGAATCTAAGGGAAACGGAAATGGTTTGGTATTCCCTAAAGAAGGTACTTTACGTATGAGAATCAAATCTCCGGGAGATGACCAGGAATTGGGTATAGAAATTGTTCAGTTCTATCTTGGAGGTAATCTGGGAGGAGTAATATCTCCGGCTACTTTTGATGAACCATGCCCCTTCATGGAAAAATATCAAGAATTGAAAAACTCAAAGGATGAGGATGACAAGGAACTTGCAAAAACTCTCGTACCAAGAAGAAGATACGTTATTGGTGGTCCGGTCTATGCAGACGAAAAGGGAACTAAATTTGATTACGAAGGTAAAGATAAGGGAGTTCTAGTTCCACGCTCTGTTTATCAAGATATTATCGACTTATACCTCGATGAGGATGAAGCTGGTGATATGACAGACCCAAGAAATGGATACGATATCAAAATTATTCGTTCTGGTTCTGGTAAGCTTGATACTACCTATTCTGCTCGGGCTTGTAAACCAACCAAATTGGACAAGAAGTACCAGGGTAATGTAGACCTGGAAGGTATAGTTCGTTCTCAAATTAAATCTTACGATGAACTGGAGGAACTTCTTGCTAAGTTCTTAAATGAAGATCATGGAGGAGATGATGAGGATGATGAACCCAAAAAGAAAAAGACAAAAAAGAAAGGGATTCATAGAGACCATTACATGGAAGATGATGAACCCAAAAAGAAAAAGAAGAAACGTTACAAATCCGACATTTAAAGGTTAGTTAATATATGGTTTCATTCGAAGGTGATAATTAGATTCGTTCAGTTATCACCTTCTTTAGTCTAAATACATTACATTATGGTATCAAAAGAATATTGGGCAAACTTATCAGATGAAGATAAGTCAAAGATTATAAGAAGATTTTGTGAAATTAATGATATTGGGCCAGACTTTGATTATGCAAAGGTGAGGGATTTTTCTGAAAGGGTTAAACAGAAATATAAAGAATCTGGAATATACAGAAATAATCAATTTTGGGAACATCCCGTTTTAATATTGGAATTGGTAGACCCTCTTATGGCAGAAATGATATTATCATGGATGTATGCCAAAGTAGAATTACCCAATGGAGAGAGGTCTGAAGTACCCTTCATGGGATATCACATAGTAGAACTTGTATTCGACAAGGTTAGTCTCATGAAGTTTACCAATGAAGAGAAAAACGTATTGAATCAGGCAATGAATATTTTAAAATCAAGAGGAATTTAATATGGCAAAGAAAACTAAGGTTGGTTTAAAGGTACCAACAAAAAATGAGATATTAAAGAAATATGGTAGTATCATGAGATTGGCTTCAGATACAGTAGAATCAAACTTATGGTTACCCTCTACTTTCTTTGCTCTCAATTATACCTTTGGTGGTGGTATACCCTTTGGTAAAGTCCTTGAAGTAGCTGGAGAAGAATCATCGGGTAAATCCCTTATTGCTTATAATTTTGCATACACTTGTCAACAACTTGGTGGTCATGTAATTTGGGTAGATGCTGAACAATCTTGGATGAACTCCTGGGCTGAAGCAAATGGTGTAGACCCAGAAAAGGTTACAGTATTAACCGATACTCGTATAGAGTATATTTCCGATGCAGTAGCAGATTTAGCAATCTATCTTCGTTCTCAATTAACTAATAATGAACCGATTCTCTTAGTGATAGATTCTATTGCTGCTATGGATTGTGCAGATAACATAGATTCTAAAATGGTAGAGGGTAAAGCAGAAATGGGAGGTAGAGCAAAAGCTCTTTATAAATACTTCCGTATCAGAAGTGAATTATTCTATAGATTAGGAGTTACACAGATTTACATTAACCAATTAAGAACTGCTTTAAATGTCGGATTCGGAAAAGATAATACAACTACTACAGGAGGTGCAGCACTTAAGTTCTACGCTTCAATCAGAGCTGCCTTTTACTCAGGCAGGTCTATCACTGTTAAACAGAAAGGTAAAGAACGGAAAGCTGGTAAATTGGTCACAATCCGACTTATTAAAAATAAGGTTGCTCCTCCAAGACCTACAATCAGTAAGTGCCCGGTTTACTTCAATCCTAAGTTCCATGAAGTAGGTTTTGATAGATGCTATGCTCTTGAGGATGTATTGGTAGAAAATGATATCATAGAAAAATCTTCAGGTGGAGTATATAAGTTCAAAGGAAAAACTCTTGCAAGAGGGGAAGAGAAATTCCAAAAGCTTTTGGAAGATGATGATGAACTTCGTCGTAAACTATTAAAGAAGGCCGAGATAAATACTATCGGTACAACTAGAAAGAAGATAGTAGCATTGACTACTAATTTATATCCAGTAGATGGAGTAGAATATGAATCATTTAACGAGTCAGATGACGAGGAGGAAGACGATGAGTAAGAAAACAGTATTATTGATTGATGGGGAGAATATTCTCCATCAATCTTTTCATAAGTTCGAGAAACTTAAATCTACCGACGGAAAACCAAGTGGAGCAATATTCGGATTTTTCAAATCACTTCATATGTATCTTACAAGGTTTAAACCAAACGAAGTAGTTATAACATTTGATAATGGTCATTCACCAGTAAGGGATAAGTTATTGCCTAACTACAAAGGCCATAGAAAAAATATATCGGTTGATTATGAATCCTTGCAAATACAAAAGGCAATTATAATGAAGATATTAGGTATGCTAAGAATTTCTTATATCTTTGATAAAAGGAATAAAACTCAATATGAGGGAGATGATTTCTTAGCATACCTAATTATTAATACTTATCGTTCGGATAATGTAATCTTAGTATCATCCGATAAGGATTTTAATCAATTGTTAAACAAGAACGTTAGAATATTAAACCCCAGAAAAGATGAAGTTATTCGAGTGGGCAATTGTAAAGAACTCTTCGGTTATCATTCACATGAGACTGTTCAGTATCTTGCAATGGTAGGTGATACTTCTGACGATATCCCAGGTTTTAAGGGTATAGGTCCAGTAACTGCAAGAAAGATATTAGACGAATATAAGTCAATCTACAAATATTTGGAAGCTAAGCCAAACAAGGAGTATCAAGAAGCTTGGGATAGAAATCGTAAACTCATTGACTTATTCTGGTTTGTAGGTAATGTACCATTAGATAAGATGCCTATCAAAAGAAAGAAGACTTTCAACTATGATAAATTTAGGAAGTTGTGCATAGAGTATTCTCTTGCTTCGTTCCTAACTAAAGAATTTATTAAACCTTTTAAAGAGTTATCCGAATGAAAATCATGTTTGCAGGTGCAAGTGGAGTTGGGAAAACCACTTTAGCAAAGGAAGTTCCCGGGATGATTAAGTTTGATGTATCAGAATATCCTCCGGTACTAGATTTTATATCTGGTAGTGTATCAGATTTAATCCCTAAAACAAAAGATATGTCTCATAAAGAGATGTTAGAAAGAGATTCAAAGGATTTATTAATGGAAGACTTTCAGGTAATGAATCTGAGAAATAAAATGTTTAGAGACAGAGATAGATTCGTTACAGATAGGAGCTATCTTGATTTAGCTGCTTATTTCTATTATAAACAAGCCAAGAATGTTCCTAAATGTGAAATGGAACACTTCTTCGAAACTTGCAAGATGTTACTCAATCAGCAATGTACTCACCTCATTCTATTAGACTTTACTACTGCAATGGTAAAGGAATGGGTTATGGAAGATAATGGCAAACGAATAGAGAATAATTACTTCCAGTTCTTAATATCTTCTATAATGGATAACGTATTGAACTTGTGGGGATTCTTACCAACTAAGGAAATATCTTCTATCTATAAGAATATATTTAAGAATCAACTCTTGGAATATGGTGCAACAGAAGGAGTAATCAAATCTCTGTATGGTGAAACTAAAGTTCTCTGTATAAGAGAAGCTAATTTGGATATTCGTAAGAAACTTATTATTGATTTTCTTCATGAGTAAGGAAGTAGTATTTATAGCATTCTCGGATTTGCACATAAATCTATGGGCAAAATTCAATGAGAACAACAATAGGACCTTGAATAGTATCAAGGTCCTTGACGTTATTGCAGGTCAATGTGAAAAGTACAAATGTCCTGCTTTATTCTGTGGGGATTTATTTCATAAGCCAGAATCAATTGACCAAGACTTAGCAATCTTTGTTGCTGAACAATTCGATAGGTTAGAAAGTAATTATCCGAAATTCAGAATGATTTATATAGACGGGAATCACGATTTGAAATCGGTAAATCGTATTGATAGGATAACTAAGGGATGGCCTTTTGTATTTCATAAGAATTTTATGAGTTGTGTTAATCTAACCAGAATTAAATGGTGTTCTTATGGAGATTACCACATTTATGGAGTTCCCTATATTGATAATAATGTGGGTCTAAGTGAATATCTTAAGAAACTTAAACTAGATAAGAATGTAAAGAACATACTTCTTCTTCATACGGATTATCCAGGAGCAAAGGATACTGATGGTAGAGAAGTTGATTCTGTAGAAAATCTCAATGTAAATATCCTGAACCGATTTGACCTTGTATTATGTGGTCATATACATAAACCCCAAAGATTATCAAAGAAGGTTTATATGATAGGAGCACCTAATCATCAAAGAAGAACAGATAGGGATTGTAAATTGGGTTATTGGAAGATTTATTCTGATTTATCTATGCAATTTGTACACCTTAAGCAATTCCCTAAATTCGTAGATGTAGAATCTGAAGAGGATATTAAAGATGATGGCAATTATTATACTGTTTTACCTAAGAAAACTAGTAACTTAGTAAATACTAACCATAAAATTACTAAGCAACTTTCTAAGAAAGCTCTAGCAAGGAAGTATCTTAAGGAAAAGGGTATAACCGAGCAAGATAAGAAAGAACTACTGATTGACATACTTAAAAAAGCTGAATCATGTTAACATTTACAACAATGAACGTAGTAGGATTCTGTTCAATAGAGAACCTACACATACCTTTAAATCCAAATTGTACCATACTTATCAAGGCATCTAATGGTAAAGGTAAATCAACTATCTTATCGGCATTGGTATGGGCAATATATGGTAAAAATCTAAAGGGAGTATCAGAAGTAACTACCTGGGAAAAGGTAAGACCAAAAGATTACCAGGGAGTAATGGTAGAGGTATTCTTTCAAAAAGGAGAACATATTTATAAAATTATCCGATGTCAGAAATGTAACATAGTTCTTGAGGATGGAGCTAAGGGTAAAGATAGACTTATCCTTATGAAAGATAATGAGGTAGTGAATGTAAAAGGTAAGAATAAACTCCAAGATGCCATTAATGCAGAGCTTGGTTTATCCTATTCTCTATTCATGAACTCAATTATGTTTGGTCAGGGTATTAAAAGGTTGATACAAGAATCCAATTCAGATAAGAAGAAGATATTCGAAGAAGTATTTGATTTGGAATTTCTTAATATTGCCAAAGGTATAGCTATGCAGGATAAAAATAACCTATTAGCTCAGGCCAATGAGGTAGAACGTCAATCTGCTATATTAAAGAAAGAGTTAGAAGCAAATAAAGAAGCTTACTTTGATTTACGAGATAGGGAAAAGGGTTTTAAAGAGAAAATCAAATCAGAACGTAGAGAATTAAAGAAAGATAGGGAGGACCTAACTAAGCAACTTATTAAAAAGCAGCAACAACTTAAGGACGAGGTAGAGCAGAGTCTTAAAGTTAAGATTAAGAAACATACAGATTATGTAGAGGGTCTTAAATCTAAAATAAAACACAATCGTAATATTTCAGGAGTATCATTACCAGATTTTGTAAAGAAACTTAAGATACAGTTAGATAAAGGCCACTACAAACGTGCTAAAGAGAGCGTAGATATTATCTATAAAGCAATCATAAATTCGGATAAACTCCAGGAAGAGTATGAAGATGCTTTGGGTAGGTTGGATGAGTTGAGAACTACGAATGAGAAGTATAAGAGACTTCAAAAAGAATGTGATGATATTGCTTCTGATATTGCTGATATTGATGAAGAGTTGGAAAAGCTCAAACAAGAGAAACTTAAGGTTATGTCTCCTAAATATAAAGAGAAACTTAAGGAGATTAGAAAAACTCTTCGTAGGGTAGATGAAGATTACCATAACAAGGAGTTGGAGTTAGAGAACTACAATTGGTTAATCAATGATCCTCTTGGTAACAACGGAATCAAGGCTTACTTATTCGATTCATCTTTGGATATGTTAAATAGAACCCTTGATAAATATTCTCAAGTATTGGGATTTAGGATTGAATTTGGAATAGATTTGGGTACTACTAGAAAAGATTTTTATACTTTAATTGAAAGAGATGGGCAAATTATTGATTACGATGAACTTAGCGGTGGAGAAAAGCAATTGGTAAATGTAGCAATGGCATTTGCAATGAACGAATCTCTTACAATGTCTAAAGGTATAAACCTTGCTTTCTTAGATGAGGTATTCGAATCATTAAGCTCAGATAACGTAGAAGTAGTAACATCTTTAATAAGACATACCTTTGCAGATAAAACCCTATTCTTAATTACTCATTTGGATTCTCTTCCTCTATCAAATACGAAAATCCTGCAAGTCGAAAAAGTCAATGGCCTAAGTAGTTATAATTTACTATAATGTTATAACTACAAGACATTAACCTATGAACTCAAAAAATAAAGGAAACAGATTTGAAAGAAAAATAGGAGCCTGGTTTACTCAGTGGACCGGGTTCAAATTTGAAAGGAATCGGGCAGGTTCAGGAGCTTGGCATTCTAATAAGGATGCCACTTCTGATTTAACCTGTACTGATGAAAAACATGCTCATCGATGTAAGATATCCATCGAATGTAAAAACTACAAAGATATCAAATTCGAACATGTACTGCTTGGTAATAAAACTTGTGATATCCTAAGATTTTGGGAACAAGCAAGCAAGGATGCTAAAAGGGCAAATAAAGTACCTATTCTATGTATGAGGTATAATTCTATGCCTGCAAATGAATTTTTCTTCGTAGTTGGAGTAAAACTGGGAGATATTATTGCAGAATATGTTACTAAAGTAATGTATATTCAAGTACCCGGGAATACTCTTATGGTATTTATGGCTAGTGAGGTTTTAAATGTACCTTATAAGTTAATTCATAAGCAAGCTAAGTTAATCATTAAAAAGAAGTAATATGAAACGTATCCCTTATTCTTATTGTATCTTCTACATAGAACGAAAGTATTATCAGAACATTAATAAAGAACTTAAAGAAAAGGGATATAAAAAAGTACGTGCCATTATCCCTACAATAAACGTTTTAAAGAAAACCGCAAAGGGTAAGATGATATTCGAAGAAGTACCAATCTTATTCAATTATGGTTTTATCAAGATGCCTACAGAGTTAGCGTACTCTAGACCTTTTCTAAACAAATTGAAGAGAAGTATATCAGGTATAAGAACTTGGTTAAAGTCTACAGAGACTCTTCATGAAAGAAAGAAGAAAGCTAGAATAGATAACTCTGAAGACTTTGATGATTTCTCATTGGTAGCTACATGCACCAGAAAGGATGTTAAAAGGTTTAAGAGAATGGCAAAAGAAGGAAAGAAATATTCTGTAGACGATTTGATGAATGTTAAGATAGGCGATTACTTAGTACTCAAAGGCTATCCATACGAAGGAATAGATGCTACGGTATTAGGTATAGACCACATAAATAAAATGGTACAACTTCTTTTATATCCTGAAATGGGTAAAATGGAAATATGGTTACCCTTTGATAACGTAATCTATAGCGTGTACCAGAATTATGACCCAGATAAGTTATATGCTAACTCCCAAGATTATGACCCAAATGAGATAACAAGTGAATCAATAGATAGAATAATGGATTTTAGGAGGAATTAATTATGAATGATGCTCAGAAGAAAGCTTGGGACTGTTTAAACGAAATAGAAAGGCAGTCTTTATTCCTTCAGTTATCAGAAAGCAAATCCTCATGGGAAGCTGGTGAAATTTTAAAGTTGTCACATTACAAGTATTTGGAAATCAGAGAAAGGTCAGAAAAGTTCTTCAGATTATTCTCTGATTTTTTTGAGTTACACACTTCTATTTTTCGACCCGATTGCCCCTGTGAACGAAGCTTTTGTGATTTTATTGAAGGATGTATTGAAAAGAGATTAACAAGAAAAGAAGCAAGTCTATATACTGGAGACTCTTCTAACTTACTCTTGAATGTAACCAATAGTAATATAGAAAGGAATATGAAAAGACTCAAAGAATCTGAAGACCCCTGGGACCTAGATTCAATGAGATTAATCTTAGAGTTCGATAGGTGGAATAACTTTAGGATTCTACCAAGAATGCTACAACAGCCTTCTGCATTTAAAAGGCGGTTAAATAAAAAGGATAAGATATATATCAAATACCTTTTAAAACGAGTACCAGAATGGATGCACACAAAACTGAAAGAAAGGTTTAGATATAAAGTAAAGCCTGGTAAGAAGAAATATTGGGTATGCTTAATATCAGAAGAATTATACACTGATGGATATTTACTAATGCCCGTAAGACCTTTAGATGAGGTAGTTAGTGAATTTAGTAGATTCTATATGTATGTATTCGAAAAGAAAGATGATGCAGATACATTTGGATTCATGGTATCCAAGTTTATGATTAAAACAGTTGATGTAAAATTAGGACAACGCTTCTGGCCTGAGTACAGATGCTGCGTGGAAAAAGCAGTTAACTATAATCAAGTGAATAATATAGAATTCAGTATTAAGAAACTTGATATGGCCTTCAATGCCGATAAGGTTAAAAAGAAAAAGAAGAAAAAGCCTAAATCAACGGCTGCTGAACGCATATCAGATACCTCAGCTTTTTATAAAAATAGATAGAAATATTTTTCTATATAAATAAAAAGTATTATATTTGCAACAAATTAATAATAAAGATATGAGAAAGAACAAAAAGAATAAACCAGCACCCTCAAAAGAAAAAGCCAGTTTCCTTGGTTCAGCCGGGAGGAATATGACTTACAGGGATTTAAAAAGAAAAGCCATAGTATTGGGTATGCCTTTCCCTGATGCTTGTGCTGCTGGCGTTTTCGATTTAATTGGTTATATCGAAAGGTCAACCAATAAACCAGACAAATCATTAATTGACCAATATGATGATTGGATGGATAAACAATTAGAGAACATAGGTTATTCAAAGGATGACCCTCTAAGGAATTCGAAATTAAGGCTTGGGTTTCTCGGAGAAGAAGGAGAAGATGGGCAAAGGAAATCCAAAAGGGTTCCAGGAATAAAAAAGCCAAGGGAGAAGAAACCACCAAGAGAAAGGGATGAATTTAATCTCATCAAGGGAACTAAGAAATCCTATGTATGGTCATTAGTTGCAAAGGGTTACGATTTAGAAAGAGTAACTAGAAGGATGAAAAAGAAGTTCCCAGATGCAAACGATAAATCAATAACACTTTGGTTTAGAACTGCAAGGAGGACTATGAACAATGGTAAAACTAAAGGAAAGTAGTAGGGAACCAATCCGAGAAGATAGATATTATATATGGACATGGAGACCAGATACAACCAACAAATATATTACCGAAAAAAGTTTATATCGGAAACACCTAACAGGTATACCATATTTCACAAGGTATCAGATAAAAAAGACTTTGGTTTATATGTACGGAGTAGATGTTCTTCAATATATTCATATCATATCAGGCAGGAAATTACTTAGGCAAGGGATAAGAATACTTCAAGACATGAATGGTATAAGACATACCTCTGGTTCTACTAAATTCTGGTATAAAGGGAGATTAGTTAAAGCCAGGAAGTTTATTATCCCGGATGAATATAAAATTGATAAACACAGAAGACGAAGGTTCATGGTTCAAATGCACCGGGTCTTCAAATCAAAAGGAAAGAAGGTATTCAATGAAAGGTACTCACAAAAATTGTATGGACAACGGGAAGGCATATCTTCCAACTATATCCGGAAGAAGAGAATACAAATCCGTTCTACTATCTTACAGAATTTACAACAGGCTGAGTCAAGAGGAAAAGCATAAATATAATATTCTTTCTTTGCAATATCCCCCATTGGTATGTTCCTTGGCCTTGTATCTAAGAAAGAAATTAGATATCCCGATACAGAAAGTACTATTTATCAAAGCACAAAGGGATATGCTCGATATCTTTTATGATGAATCCTTAAATCATTTGGGATGGCAACCAAAAGAAAGGTTCTTGGTAAAAGCTTTAAGATTTCAAGGGTTTACTCCTGTAAGCAAATATAGGATGAGAAGTAAATATGCCTACATTATGACAAACAGGATGCTAGAAAATGAATATTGGGTATTTCCTATGAGATTAGCTGATAACTATAAATCAATGCAAAATCCAAAATACAAATTCTATACCGAAGTATTTGGTAAGGTTGGTATTCCTGGAATAATTAAAATTAAATACAGCAATGGAAACTAAAAACCCAGTACCGGAAGTAAAGGTACATAAGCAATTAAATCCGTTCATGGGTAAATCCTTTAAGGTTAATACCTATAATGACCAGGATGAAGTTATCGATACAGAAGATGTAAAGATAGAATCTCAAGAAGAACTAAAGACCGTAATTGATGAGGTAAAACAATATAATATTGCATTTGCTTATCTTACGGGAAGCGAAAGAAAATACAAGAAACTTATAACAGAGTGATATAACTATTGATTATTAACATTTAAACATTTACGAAAATGGCTAAGAAAAAAGAAACCAAAAAGGTAGAGTTAAAGGAAGTATCTCGCAAAGAGATTAATGGTGCAATCATTATTACTTACGAAGATGGCTCAGTAAAAATTATCCCGGCTCCTATCATGTTGTCTGCCGAAGAAGCAAAAGACTTCTTTGCTTCAGAAGAAGAGGATGATGATGACGAAGACGAGGAAGAAGAAGAGGACGATGACGAAGATTCCGATGAGGATGACGACGATGAGGACTCTGATGATGAAGAAGAGGAAGATGACGAGGATGACGAAGACTCGGAAGACGATGAAGATGAGGACGAAGAGGAAGAAGAATTGACCGGTGAAGCTCTTGCCGAAATGGACTTCGAAGAATTGGAAGATGTTTGCGATGACAAAGACCTTGAAACAGACCCGGACGATTTCGAAGAAGACGACATTGAAAAACTTCGCAAAGCAATTGCCAAAGAATTGGGTCTCAAACTTCCGGCGAAGAAAGAAGCAAAAGGCAAAAGTAAAAAAGGGAAGAAGTAATTCATTCTCCGGTTACGAAGGTTGGGCTAAAGTAATAGCCCACCTTTATTATAAGAAATAACTATTGTTCTATTAAATAAAACTAAAACTTAAAAGATTATGGCAACTAAGAAAAAAGAAGACACCAAGAAGAAAGGTGGTAAAGAAAAAGATGCTGAAAAAGAAGCAAAACGTAAAGCTCGTATGGAAGCTCTGAAAAACCGACCGGCAGAACAACGACCGAACAGTAAACAGATTGATGTTATCAAAATCAATGACAAATCCGAGGTTCAGAACTACGGCTACGCAGTAAAGAACAAGGAAGGCTATCAGGGAGTGGTAGTAACATCAGTTCTGGTTATTGATGGTAAACCTGCTTCTACTTCCGTAACATTTGTTCCCGGCAACCTTACCGTAAAATCCAAAAAAGGACATGGTATCATCTGTAACCCGAAAGCTAAAAAGGCTAAGGGAGAAGAAGAGGAAGCCGGAGATGAAGATTAAACTCATGTTGTTTGCATAGTTTAAATTGTATTTCAAAAATTGTATTTTAGAAGCCTATTGCCTGAGAAGGTAGTAGGCTTCATTTATTTTATAGGTTATGGAAGACAAAAGAGAAATCCGAAAGAATATAACTATCCTAGCATTAGATAATCTTATTCAGAATTATACTAATGCACTAGAAGATAAAGATATGGACCCTCCCTTATCGAATGAAGAAAGGGAACTCTCTGAATTAATTATCAAGGAAGCCAGAGAAATGCTAACTGAAATGGCAATCGAAAATAAACCAATACCAAGACCCTCATGGAAGAAATGAATTTAAGAACCATTATACAGGGTATTCAATCCATATTAAAAGATATGGAATATACTCAGTATATGATTAAGGTTACTCCTCCTCATAAGAGAGGTAAATATCAAACCCATGTTATTCACCTTCAATATCTTAAACGTAGGCTTAAGGATTTTAAGAGTAGGCTAGATAAAAAACTTAAAGGTACTATCAGTACTGTAAAGTTTAAATATGTTAATTATTCTGATGGACGTGAAATGATTGCAGAACAAACTTTTGTTAATCTTACTCAGCAAGAGATACATGATGCCTTAGAACTTGGGGCCACTCTCGAAAATGCAAGTATAGAAATCCTAGAAATTAAGGAAATCCCTACTTCGATTAGGATTTTATAACTATGGATAATTACTAAGGAAAATTTTAATCCACTTAAAAATTTTAGAACATGAAGAAAGACAAGAAGAAAGACAAACCGGTTAATAAGACTCCGGAACTTTCAAAGGCTAAAAAGGCATTAGATGCTTATCTCAAAGAAAACAACTTGGACCCAACTAAAGATTGGTCAAAAGACAAAAAACATGGTAAAAAGATTACCGAACTCTTGAATAAGCTCAACAAGGAAAGAGACAAAGTCGCTGCCCAGTATCCTGAAAAGGATTTGAAGAACGAAGCCAAATTGGTAAAAATGAAAAAAGCCAAAGAAGACGAAAAGGCTTCAAAGAAAAAAGAAAAGAAGGAATCGACCAGTCGAGTTACCAAATACGATTATCCTCTCATCGATGGTCGGGAAATGACTTCCGATGAAAAGAAAAAATATCGTATGGAACAGAGAAGACTGGCTGCCGGTAAAGCTCCGAAGGAAGAAAAACCTAAGAAGGAAAAGAAAGAAAAGGCAGAAGCTACTGAAAAAGCTGCTCCTGCAAAGAAGGACAAAAAGGCCAAAGATAAAAAGAAAAAGAAGGCCAAAAAAGAAGAAGATTAATCTCATATCTTATTAAGTATTCGTTAATGATGTAAAGGCCTGGCAAATCACTTTTGTTCAGGCCTTTCTTTTTAATATCAATATCGTATGGAAGAAAAAATATATAAACCCAAACTACGTATCACTACACTTGAGGATAATGGCTCATATATTCAAGATAGATTAGTAGATGCCTATACCGAAATGAATTCAGGGCCAAAGGTACAACATAAAGGACCTTTAAGAATAGAGGTAACTCTTACAAATAAACAAGATGTCGAGAACTTTAAGAATTACTTAGATAAGCTCGTAGGTAACTTACCAATCAAAGAGCCATTGGCAGGAAGGGGAAGACCTTCTACTGGGAGTAAACAACTCACTGAATCACCAAGAGAAGATATCTTGGCAGATGTAGAGAAAATGGTTGAAGAAGGTAAAAGCCAACAAGAGATTATTAAGTATCTAAGGGAATTAGGGTTTGTCTTTATTCTTACAGAGGACTTTCTTTTTCATTTTCCCGGATTCGAATTCAACAGTAAGGATGTGGGAGAAGCCACTGACAACAAACAATATCCAAATTCGTACTCCTGGATGGCAAGATGTATCAAACGAGCTAAGGATCCCAAGGCAGATAAATTTGACCCAATGGTCATCTTCGGCTTTAGTATCCTTAGTGGACCATCGAAGAAAATTGTTCCGTATCTTTATAAAGAAAGGAAGAAACCATTAAGGGCCTCTGTTGGTAAGAAAACCATATCCTTTTCTCAGGCAGAGTTCACAAAGTTCCC